CGGATTGGTTACAAAAAAGGGTTTTAGAGTTTCAATATGACCAAACAAACCCGCAAGTAATCACCGTAATTGACGGCAAAGCGAACTACTCAACAATTGATGAAAGTTTAAGGATAGTAACCCGAGCGGCTGTAATTGAGCAGTCAAACGGGCGGGTACTAGTAAAAGCAGCAAAAGACGACGGGAGCGGGGGGATAGCGCCCTTGACGGCTTTGGAATTGAGCGCTTTGTCTGGTTATTTGGACGCGATCGGCTTTGTAGGCATTCCAATTGATACAATAAGCCAGCAAGCGGACCGCGTAAGGATCACGGCGTTAAATGTTTATTATTTGAGGCAGTTTGACCCCGTGACAGTTAAGGCGGATGTGATCACAGCTATTGACACTTATTTGGAAAGTTTAAGTATCTCTAATTTTAATGGCGTTTTGGTTAAGACTGAGTTAGTGGACGCGATCCAAGCAGTCGAGGGGGTGGTTACACTTGACGACTCGAATTTCCCTCTAATTATTAGAGACTTTAGTACGCCAATTCCAGGGGGACAGAGCATAGCAGTACAGCGAGAAACTAGCGCCGGATATGCAATAGGAGAGGACACGGCGGGGTTTACTTTGGATGATACTATTGTTTTACTTGGTGACGATCAAATACCTAATGTATAATGAGTATTTATAACTTAGACTTTGACCTTTTAATTAAGGAATATTTACCACCCGACAAGAGGAAGCCTGTAGAAATTTCGTGGCTTAATGCTTTGCTAGCTCCTTTGCAGACTTTGCACGATGATACTTTTTTAGTTTATCGGCCCTACATCATAGGACAGGCAAAGCAGAACGGGCAGAGAATTATAATGGAAAGCATTTTAAACGATGTTTTTAATGTTACGGGTCCGCAGTTTATTTACATTGATAACAGCGGTAATAATATTTTACCAGACATTTTTTTTAATGAAAGCGAGGGTTTAACTCCTTTTGTTTTTTACAATGAAAGCGAGGGGCAGCCTCCCGCTATATTTAACAATGAAAGCGAGGTAACAAATAACCGGCGTTTTGTGGTGTTTGTTCCTTTAGCGATTTATAACCTTTACGGACCTTCAAACATTAGCGCGGAGGTAGATCGATTACGCCCTTACTCAACTTTTTACACAATACAATCTTATTAAAATGGCAAACTTAAAACCAAAAACCCCAATTTTCAAAAGTATTAACGGAGAAATGGCCACTGGGGGCGCTCCTATATTTGCGGATGACCTTGTTAGAATTCAAGAGAATGAGCGAGCAGATAATTTAAATTATTTTGAGGCTTTGCGGCGTTTGCTCCCTCCTTTACTTTACCAACAAGGGGCAGGAAACCCAGACGCTAAGGAGTTTGAAAATGGTTTAATTTTGAGCGGCCTTGAGTATGATTATACAAACCCAGCGGCGCCGGTAGTTAGTGAAGGGTATATTTTGAGCGGCGGGGAGGTTTGTTATTACCCAGGCGGTATTTTATCGGCGGGAGTAGGTCAGCAACTTTTGTATCTTTATAAAGGTGCGGCGGTTAATACCCAAAGAGTTTTCAGCGGGGTAAGTAAAGACATTTTAGTGAAATATGATGTAGTTGTCGAAACTTCAAATTTCGGAACTCAAAGCCTACCAACTGGAACAGCCATAACCTCAGCGGATGAGGTAGTAGTATTGGGAATTACTCCGGGAGTAATAAAAGGAGAAAATTATTTTACTACTCAAGCGGCGTTAAAAATAAATGAAGCCTCCGAAAAATTAAACCGTAGCGCATGGACTCCGGCCACTTCTTTTGCGGTTGGGGTTACTTTTGACTCTTCTATTATGCCCTACATGGTTTCACGTGTTTTACCTGGAAACTTTACGGAAATTCGCGGAGCTGTGAAAATTAATTTTAGTACGCTTCCGAGTCCTACCCCTATCTTATTTAATTTGAGCGGTATTTCCATTAATGCAGGGGTAGGTGTCCCGGTTGCTGCAAGTTACGTGCAAGATGCTTTTAATAGAAATCAGCCGCCTGTAGTTAATATTAACCTTTTGGGAGATGTTCGCTTAGATGACCAAGGGGTAGGCTTTCCCTCCTCTGGTAGTGGTGTCTTAGTTTTTAACGCTATTATTTACGGAAACAACACAACCCCAGCGGATCAGTACGAGTACAAAGAGGACTTCTTAAACATTACTTAATATTAGGGTTATTTTCATAGTAAAAGTCGAGCACGTCCCTTAGTATTTGGGCGGTGCTTGCATCTTTACTCTTTTTTAAACGCTCAAAAAGTATTCTTCGGCGCCCGTTTACCCATGTTTTTAATTCTAGTTTTATACTCATTGCAAGAAAGTTGGTCTATTTTGGTCTAAGATAATCAAAAAACCGTTAATACTACAGTTATTTACTTTTAACTTAGCACTAATGAGTCAATTTAACTATATCGACAATTATGTGACAGGCCGCAAAACGGCTAAAATGTCTATCAGGAAGCCTATTAACGCAAACAGAGGGGAAGGTATAAACGGCGACGACTTCGCGCAAGAGATGGAATTTCTCGCAGCTCAAGGAGTTGAGGAGGTTATAATTGACATTAACAGCGTGGGCGGATCAATAAAAGAGGGTTTCAGTATTTTCTCTTCTATTAAAGACGCACCTTTTAAGACTGTCACGCGAGTAGTGGGGATCGCTGCAAGCATGGCGGGCATAATTTCTCAAGCTGGGGACTACCGTATTATTTTGGATTATGGAATTTTTCACGCTCACGGGCCACAAGTTCCGGCGGGTAAAAAAGTCGAAGCAACTTTATTAAATAAGATGCTTGGAAGTTTAAAGACAATGATAGGAAGCAGGACAGACCTTCCGGAGGCAAAGATTGACGAGATGTTAGGAAAAGAAACGGTTTTAACTGCGGTGGAAGCTACAGAAATGGGCTTCTTTGATGAAATTGAAAGAACAAAGGGAATAAAACCCGAATTAATAGCCTCCGACGATGTGGAGGCACTTTTTGAAATGGCGAATACTTACATAAATAACACCGATAAAATGGACAAATTAGGTAAATTTTTAGAAATCGAAAACGCAAGCGAGGAGGATATATTATCCAAAGTAACTGCGTTAAAAGAGGACTCTTTAAAGGTTGAGGAGTTAAAAAATGAGCTCGAGGGCAGCGCTTCAAAACTTGAGGAGTTAAACAACGAGCTAGGCGCTAAGGTTTTGGAACTTGACAAAAAAGAGGAGAACTTAAAAGCTTTAGAGAATGAAGTGAAAACTTTAAAAGAGGCGACTGCTTTGGAATTAGTGGAAAACGCTATCAAAGAGGGAAAAATTACAAAAGAAGCAAAAGACGCGTGGCTAGTTCAGGCAAAAAATGACATCGTAGCCGCCAAAACTTTATTGGGTGGGGTTTCATCCTCAAAGGTTGCAAGCTTAATTACTAACGAAATTAAACCAGAGGGCGCGGAGGATCGCAAAGGCTGGGATTTTCAAAAGTGGGGAGAGAACGACCCTCAAGGATTGGAAGAAATGAGAAACGAGACGCCCGAAAAATTCGAGGCTCTTTTTGATGAGTACACAAAATAAATAAATACTAACTTTTAAGAATTAAGAAAATGGCAGAACAGGTAATTAAATTATTTAGTAAGGAATTACAAGAAAACTTATTCCCTATGAATGAGTTTTATAAGCAGTCAAAAGTTGACGGCGGTATCGGTGCAAAATTTGGCTCTGTAGAGGTTCCACAAGCTGGGAGTACTCCTAGTGTAATTGTAAACCCTACATCATACCCCTTGACACCTTCGCAAAGAGTTGATGACGTGAAAACTTACACAGTGGATTTGTTCGCAACTGATGCGATCCATATCGAAGATGTGAATGAGGTAGTAACTAACTATTCAAAAAGACAAAATATCTTATTGGATCACACAAGGACATTAAATACCCGTATCGCTGACCAAATGGGCTTTAACTGGGCTCCAACTTTATCGGCTCAAAAATCTTTTACTTCCGGAACTGCGGACGGTACGGCTTTAGCTCCAGGAGCTACAGGAACAAGGAACGCACTGACTAGAGATGATTTGAGCGACTTGGCGATCAAATTTGATATTGACGACGTGGCAGAGGGAGCGAGAAACATTTTGGTTGATGCAAGGCTTTACGCTCAATTGTTGAAAATTGACTCTTTTATTAACTTTGATTACGTAAACAGAAAACCAACTGTAGACGGTCAAATAGGTGAGATTTTCGGAATGAAAGTTTTCAAAAGGTCTAAATCTGTATATTTTGACGCTTCAAACGCGAAAAAGGCCGTCGGAGCTTCCACAGCCGTGACAGATAATTTGTCGATCTTAGCATGGGCAGACAACTACGTGAGAAGAGCCGAGGGGTCTATTAAGGTTTATGCAAACATCGACGATCCTCAGTGGTTAGGGTCTATCTTTAACGCTAGCGTTAGAGCTGGAGGTACTGCGGGAAGAAATGATGAGAAAGG